TCGTTCAAACAATTTAAAACTATTGAAGGTTTAGATTTTTGTTCCCGAACATTTGCATTTGTAGATGGTCAGTTGAATGCTCAACTTAAAATGTCTTCTATTATGGGAATGATTCTTTGGGTAACAGATTCGAACAAAAGAGAAGCTACGAGATTGAATGTAGAGACGGCTTTATTTGAATTATCTTTTTATGGTAAAGAGCTTTATAATCGATATCGTACTTTAATTGTTAATGCCCTTAAATGTGTCAAGATGGAAGGCGTTGCTTGTAAGAGTTATGAAGCGCAAGTCAACACTCGTTTACATAGGTCCTACACGAGTGAGAATTATTGGTCTGTTGTCCATTAATTCGTCCTTTTAAACAATCTTTGACCCTGGTTAGGGGCCTTGAAATATACTAATCTCAAGTTAGTCTCTTGATTCAAAAGACCTTTGTAATATATTTTAATGTATAGTCTTGAAGGAGGACTTTAAACTTCTGTCTCAAGTGGAACCCTTGATTAAAAAGCCGTTTATTTCAAAATGAAGTTCTCTAGCGAATTTAGTTTATTTCATCATGCGAGTTATTCGCGTGAGGTGTTTTATAGCCGTGATAAAAATTGGCTATCCAAAATCGTTATGCAAGCAGGCGATGATGAAATTTTGCCTTCTGAAAAGGTGAATGCAGCTTCGTCTATGAAAATTATTGATACATTTGTTGATGTTGAAGCCAATAATGTTGTTTCAGGTCTTGAGGCGAGAAATGCTGGTATGTCTACTGCAACAAAGGATTCTTTTCAAATTACTGATTCCTTGTCTCGTCCAGTTTTGGTTTCCACAGATACATGGGCCACTACTGATGCTGCCATGTCGTTCAATGGGCCGAATACGCCTTTGGTAAGTTTGACATTCCCACAAGATATAATAAGTGCTTCAACATTCATTCAAGAGAAAATGCGTAATTTTAGGTATATGAGGAGCGATTTGCTTGTAACTATTAAAGTAAATGCTAATAAATTCCTTCAAGGAGCTCTCATTGCAGTGTACCAACCGTTTGAAAATATTGTAGCTGCGGTATCTACTAACCGTTCCGCGACACATATGGCTGGTATAACTAGTTATCCCCATTCTATTATAACTTTGGGCTCAAATGATTCAGTAACAATGAAGTTTCCATATTGCTCTAATGAAGAGTATTATGATTTTTCGACCGCGGCTGAATCAGAGTTTGGAGAACTTAAGATATATGTTTTGGCAGCGTTAGATGCCGCCGTAGTTCCTACGTCTGTTACTATTAGCACTATTGCTTCACTAGTAGACCCCTCCTTGCACGGTCCGGGCGTTTTTACACCTGCGCTGGCAAAGGTACACGATATTAAGAATTTTGGTAAGAAGAAAGCTGCCATGAATAGTGTCGTTCAGAACTTTGTTAAAATGGAGGCTGGTCCAATGACTGAACAAGAAGAGAAATCCGAACGAGGAATAGTTACTAAAGTTACTGGGGTTGCTTCGGCTATTTTAGATGCCACAGGTCCACTCCTCAGTTCAGTTCCCTTGGTCGGCACAGCCGTACCTGCTTTGTCGTGGGCGGTTCGTGCTGCAAACAAAGTAGCCTCTGCGTTTGGTTGGTCAAAGCCTTCCAGCGTTAGACCACTAGAAAGATATACTCCAGTGCCTGGTTGGGGATGTCAAAATGTTGATGGTTTGGATACTAGTTATGTTCTCGGAGCTTTTCCTGACAACAAGATTGATCCTACTAGTGCTGTGCCTTCGCCTTATGATGAAATGGATTTCTCATATATTTTTGCAAGGCAATATGTTTG